CAAGGAACATACTATCAAACCAAAGATAGATATCATTTATCAATTCAAGGTCGTTATGATTATACTGTTGGTGGTGAAACAGTTACAGTAGAACCAGGTACTTTACTATGGTTCAATAATAAATTAATGCATGGAACAAAGAATGTAGGAGATTGTACAAGAATTACTTTTGTATTTGATGTTCCACATTCTAAGAAGAATCCATGATACAAGTACTGTTACCTTTTTTAACTGCGATTGGATTATCAGGCATTGCGGCCTATTATTCAGTCATTGGACTCGCACAGATATTTCCAGGTTCATACTGGCCAATCATCGTCATGGGTTCGGTTCTTGAAGTATCAAAATTGGTAACAGTATCTTGGCTATATAACAATTGGGATGTTACCGTGCGGATAATGCGTTACTATTTTTTAAGTGCCATTATTCTACTGATGTTAATTACTTCAATGGGTATTTTTGGTTATCTTTCAAAAGCACACCTTGATACTAATATTATTGTTGGTGCAAATAGTGTACAATTAAAAACATTAGAGACACAAGAAAAGATTGCAAAAGAACGATTAACTTATTTGTTACAAAGAGCAGGCGACCCAGCAACTGCAACAAAGAAAATTGATATTCAGATACAAGAAACACAGGCCGAACTAAAGAAATTATCAACAGAAAAGTTACCTCTACTTTCAGAGGAAAATAAACTGACGGCAGAAATTGGTCCGATTAAATATATCGCCGAGTTATTCTATAGTAAAGATGATCCGAACTTCATAGATAAAGCAGTACGAAGCGTAATTCTTATTATCATTATCGTATTCGATCCACTTGCCATTCTACTATTGATTGCATCAAATCAAACATACCTTAGAATAAAAACTACTGTTGAAGAACCTGTAAAGAAGGTAAAGAAGAAAAAAGAGCTTGACAAACCAGCCAGCCCTAGTTTAGAATCATTCTTTACAGATGAAAAAAATGAACTTATACCGAAAACACAAATTACTAAAATGGATGGAGGATCCTTCTAATGAGCTTACTTGAAAAAATTAAAAAGAATTCAACGATTAAAGATAGTGCAATACTATCTAAGTCTAAATTCTTTACTGAAAAAGATATGGTCACTACAGGTGTGCCAATGATTAATGTGGCACTATCTGGTAGACTTGATGGTGGTCTTATTCCCGGTCTTACGATGTGGGCAGGTCCATCTAAACACTTTAAAACTGCCTTCAGTTTGCTAATGGCGAAATCGTATATGGACAAATACCCTGAGGCAGTCCTTTTATTCTATGATTCAGAGTTTGGCACACCAGTCAAGTACTTTGAAACATTTCAGATTGATATGGACAGAGTATTGCACACACCACTAACCGATATTGAACAGTTGAAGTTTGATATCATGCAACAATTACAAGAAGTGAATCGTGGTGATAAACTAATCATCATACTTGATTCAGTTGGTAATCTTGCATCAAAGAAAGAAGTTGATGATGCACTTGAAGGTAAATCTGTTGCAGATATGAGTCGTGCAAAACAAATTAAGAGTTTGTTTAGAATGGTTACACCACACTTGAATATTAAAGATATCTCAATGGTTGTTGTTAATCACACATACAAAGAGATTGGTATGTTCCCGAAAGATATTGTTGGTGGTGGTACAGGTTCGTATTACTCTGCTGACAACATTTATATTATTGGTCGTCAGCAAGAAAAAGATGGCACCGAGATTGTCGGTTACAATTTTATTATCAACGTAGAAAAGTCCCGTTATGTTAAAGAAAAATCTAAAATACCTATCTCTGTATCTTTTGATGGTGGTATTAGTAAGTATTCTGGTTTACTTGACCTTGCAATTGAATCCGGCCATGTGGTCAAACCAACCAATGGTTGGTATGCAAAGGTAGACCAATCAACTGGTGAAATTGGTGATAAGAAACGAATTGCGGATACATCAACACCTGAATTTATGGAGTCAATTTTAAATGATGATAAGTTTAAAGAGTTTGTTAAACACAAATATGAAATTGCATATGGAAACATTATGGGAGAAACTCCTGTTCTGGAAGAAACAGAAGATGCTTAAAGAAGACGTTGATTATCATTTCTTCGATTTCAAAGATTCTGATATAACTGGTATAGAACTTCTAATGGAAGAATATAAAGGAGTAATATATCACTATCAGAAGGCAAGAGTACTTGAAGAAGGTGAATTTGCAAGATTGCAATTCGGATATACTATTGTTCATTCTGGTGAACATGACATTGATGACTTGACAAAAGATGATAATTTGCATACAATCATGGGTGACATACTTACTACACTATTAGAAACACAGGCAAATGAACAGACTAGAACAGACAATAATCAAGAATTTAATATACAATGAGGAATATGTCCGTAAGGTATTACCATTTATTCGACCAGATTATTTCTCAGACAATGCAGAAAAGATTGTATTCAAAGAAATATTTGATTTCTTAAATCAATACAAGAATCCTCCTACACATGAGGCACTTGTAATCAACTTCACAGAGAAGAAGAATCTTACTGAGCCTCAAGTTCAAGAGGCAATTGAATTACTTAACAAAGTACATTTAGATAAAGATGAACCAACTGAAACACAATGGCTGATTGAACAGACTGAAAAGTTTTGCCAAGACAAGGCCATCTACAACGCCATTATGGAATCTGTTTCTATTCTGGATAGTAAGAGTGAGAAAAGAACTAAGGGTGAGATACCACAACTTCTAAGTGATGCTCTTGGTGTTTCTTTTGATAACAACATTGGTCACGATTACACACAAGACTTTGATTCTCGTTATGATTCATATCACAAAGTAGAATCTCGTATTCGTTTTGACCTCGACCTCTTTAACAAGATTACAAAAGGCGGTCTCCCGATTAAGACATTGAACATTGCACTTGCTGGCACTGGTGTTGGTAAGTCTTTGTTCATGTGCCATGTGGCCGCAGGTAACTTATCACAAGGTCAAAATGTTCTCTATATCACAATGGAAATGGCAGAAGAAAAGATTGCAGAGAGAATCGATGCCAACTTATTGAATATTGATTTAGATGAATTGAGAACAATCAGTAAAGAAGATTATCTTAGAAAATTCTCTGCACTCAAATCAAAGACACAAGGTAAGTTAATCATCAAAGAATATCCAACTGCGGGTGCATCTGTATTACATTTCCGTGCATTGTTAAATGATTTGGCTTTGAAGAAGAATTTCAAACCAGATATTATCTTTATTGATTATCTAAACATTTGTTGTTCTGCAAGAATTAAACCTGGTGCAAACGTAAACAGTTATTCATACATCAAGGCAATTGCAGAAGAACTCCGTGGTCTTGCAGTTGAGTTTGCATTACCAGTTGTCTCTGCTACACAAACAACTCGTAGTGGTTTCAGTAATTCAGATCCAGGTCTTGAAGATACATCTGAATCTTTTGGTCTGCCTGCAACTGCTGACTTTATGTTTGCTCTTGTAACAAACGAAGAACTAGAAGCATTGAATCAAATTCTGGTTAAACAATTAAAGAATCGTTATGGTGATCCTAATTTATATAAGAGATTTGTTCTTGGTGTTGACCGTTCAAAGATGAGGCTGTATGATGTTGAAGAATCTGCACAACAAGATATTGCTGATGCAGGCATTCCAGATAAACCAATAAACACATTTGGTAATCGTGAAAGAAGAAAAGACTTTGGTGGATTAAAAGTATGATTAACGAAGAAATTATAAATTACTTTTCTGTAAATTGTGATAGTCGTGGCATACCAAATGTCAAATCGAAAGATTGGCAATCACTAATTACAACTTTTGATAAAGATGAAATTCGTCAATCTTTGGCTGAGTATATTCATAGAAACAAAATTCCTTTTCCAACAAATGATTGTGAATTGCATGAAGTGAATAGTCGATTTACAGATTTTTATTTTCGCTCTCATTTAGACCAATATAAAGATTTTGATGTTGTTGAAGAAAGATATGAATACAAATACAAATACGCTGATATGCCATTGGGTGTGATTGATAAATCAAATCATTACAATATCATAAGTGATTATTTTCAACAAATGAATAGAATGAAATGCGGTTCTAATTCATCATCTGCGCCATTAGAAATATGGAATGACAAAGACAAGTTGAGTAGAATGAACTGGACTTTCTGGCGTGAAGGCATTATGGCAGATGGTGATTTGAATGAGGCAACATTTCGTACCGCATTTAGATTAGGCACATATACTGCAACTCAATTCAGACCATCTGTTGCAAAGGCCTTATATGAAAAACATAAGGCAGAAAATGTATTAGATACTTCATGTGGTTGGGGTGACAGACTTGCAGGATTTTATGGCACACCATGCACAAAGATGTATGTTGGTTGTGATCCTAATCCAGATGTATTTGAAATATACAAAAAACAATGTGTCGCATACGAAAGACTTCTTGGTGGTGAACCAACTTTAATTGAGAAAACAGATTACTTTGAATGTGTCGGTAAGAAGACTGTAAAGATTTGGAATCTACCTTCTGAAGATGTTAATTGGGATTTGTATGTTGATACATTTGATTTCTATTTTACATCACCGCCATACTTTGAAACAGAAAAGTATGCAACAGATACCGATAAGGCATCTAATCAATCGTGGGCAAGATATGATTCATTCAACGGATGGAAGTATAATTTCTTCTTCAAGGTAACTGAGACAGTTTGGAAGACAATCAAACAGAACGGATACATGATGATAAACATCATAGAACCACGCACCAAGGGGTCTAAAAGACTTCCTCTGTGTGATGACATGGTTGAACACTTTGCATCATTTAAAGACTCTTTTTATGTTGGCAAGATAGGTATGCGTATGATGGCCAGACCCAATGCCGTAGAATTGAAAGATGTGTTTATTGAACCGGTATGGGTGTTTCGTAAAGGAAATTCAGAGTATCCAAAGACAGAAAAGAACACGCTAGATTCATTTTTCGCTTGACATAATACGGTAGTTGTGATAGCATAA